ATAATTGCTTCTGCATAATTCATTTTCATATTCCTCACTTTCCTTTCTCGTTATGCAACTTCTTTCCAGAGACTCTCGGATCCAACTGCACCCGGTTCCCACACATTGCTGTCTACAAGAGACTCCCACGTTTTCCCTTTATGTGTTACCCTATCACCTTTTTTGTATGGGTTTGTGCTGTTTGGCTGCTCCCACGGCAATACTTTTCCGGTCGGATCTGTAAGCACCTTAGCATATAAACTTGAGGCGGTGTCCGGCGCCCAGTCCGCTTGAGATGTATGGTTTTGGAGTACCTTATATAGCGCATCTTGGTAAGTAATATACTTTCCAGTCTTGTAGGCTACTCCATCGCCGCTCCATAAATCGTACAGATCTGCTACCTTAAGAGCCTGCTCATCATCTGTAATTTTCTCTGCAGATATTTTAGCCATCGCAAAGACAGACGCATACGTTCCCGGTGCTCCACCGTTGCCACCGTTTTCCTTCAGTGCTTCTATGTCCTGCTTCGCTGTTTCCAACTTAATCCCCATGTCATCCAATCGCTCCTCTGTTGACAGACCGGCTTTATTATTTACAACTCCATAAATTCCACCCGGATATATCTCAGTATGATCGTATCCCGTGTAATTTTCCAAGGTATCTATGATCTGCCCACGTTCTGTGACGTTCATCACCTTTGTTTTTGTTGCATCCTCAAAGATTTCTTTCAGCTTTTCCGGCGCAATTCCGATTGTCAAGAATCGCACCGCACCACCGATTTTTTCATATGACTGTATCGGCATATCAGTTGCATCATTAAAAATAAGTTTCATGTTATCATTCCTTTCTAAAAGATCTGTTTTCTGACTCCGATTGGAATACGCAATAGGAAAGATGCGTTACAATTAAATACACCAAAAAGTAATTAATTATCAAGCACACTCCCACTCCGCATCGATAAAAAGATAATTATTTGTAGCTTTTGGGATGCAGACAAACAGATTACCGTTTTCCTTCGCTAAAGATGTACAAGCGACTGGGTTTTTATACGTTCCGTCTGATGCCACTACATTTACAACAGTGTTATTTAATGGGCGATACTGTGGCGGTATCGAAAAAACATTGTCGTACACGTTGTTTGCAACTATTGTGGCAGTTGTATAGATTTCTATGTTTAGATGCACCGTTTTACCGATTTTATACGAGTTGCTTGCTATGGCTTTCCACACTTCTGCTCTTACGCCCAGATCCGTGGGCGTGAGCGTCTTTTTATCATGGTGAGCCTGTAATTGTAACAAATATGTATTTAACATGGGGATTGTCGGGACGCTCTCGAACATTTTTTCTACTTTTGTGATGCTTAACCCTTTAATTACCACTCGATAGAGCGGCATTTCCCTGATTTTTCCCGATTCGTAGAGGTTGTTTTGTGTCAGCGTCGGATCCGTTGCCGACCCGGTTGTGGATGCGCCCTGTTTGACCTCTAATGTGTAGGTGTCGATGCCACCTGTTCCCGTAGTGATGAATTTTGCTATGATGATGTCGTTTCGGTTTCTGCCGGATTGCCCGTTGACAATCTCACAGTCAATATAATCTCCGTACGGGATGCGGGCAAAATGTCCGCCTACTACGATAACTCCGTCTTTTACTCGTACTTTGTTGTTACTGATCACCTGACTTTCACATTGCTGGCCGATCATCATGACCCCATCTGATCCGACAATGCTCTGATAAATCGCCGCGTCGTCTTCCGCGTAAATATGTGCCTCCGCCGCTGGGTCGGTATTGATTGTAATTCCTTTCAGTTCTCCCATCTAGTCATCTCCTTTTACTTTATATTCTGTTGTTGTTTTTCCGTTTTTTGTTTTTATGATTTTTCTAACGATCGGCTTTTGTAGTCTCGTTCCTGTAATTTCTTCATATCCGCCGACGATGTCGCCGATTTCCAAGTCGATCCCTTCTACGTTTACGTCGATGCTTTTATAGTTTTGCAGCTCTTTTAGACGCTTTGCTCCATCCTCTTCCAGCTTTTCTTTGTCTGCGCTCGAAAACTCATAAACCGCTTCATTTTCTTCAAGTCCAGTGTAATACGGGGTCTTTCCGATGCTCCCGTCCTTTTGGACGTATAAATGCAGAATGATCCTTTCTTCGTTTTGTCCTTTTCCGGCACAGATTAAGTGATTCACGCCACCTCTGTAATCTTTTACGGTAAACTGCACCTCTCCATCTTGCGAGTATTCCAGCGTTTCCGAATAGTTTTTGATCTGTACGGCTCTGACGGAAACGTATCCATAATCAAGGTTTTCCGGCTCAACGTAGCTGATCTGCAGGCGATATCCTTGAGCGCTTAACATTTTATCGACTGCATCATATAACGTGACGTATCGGTCGATCTGCCAACCTGTGACGGTGATCCCTGCCTTTTCTTCCGGCACAAAAAAAAGACCGTCGAATCGGTCTTTGATAAGTTCTCTCAAGATGTCGTTCAAGTCTCCGCTCACCGTCAGGTGGTCCTCTCCCTCCGGCGGTTCTATGATTTTTTGCTTTAACAGTCCTCTCCACGTTGTGCCGCACCACACAATTTCTTGCGTTTTGGTCATCACTTCGAGGCTGTTTAGGATTCCGCCGTATTCTGTTCCCGGTACAAAAATGCGATTTCCGTACCAGTACCATTCTTTTGTCCACTCTTCCTGCGGTAAGCGGATTTCAAAGTCGTCCGTATCTCCAAGATCCATGTCGATCGCAACGCTCTGATCTAAAAATCCCAGCTCTTCTCCGTTTTTTCGGGCAATGGTAAATTCCAGCGGAAATAGATCTGCATTTCGTACAATCAAGTCCCGAGTTTCTTTCGTTACTCCACCATTATCCCCAGTTGCGGTAATCATTACCGGGTAAACCACTTCTTTCGCTTTCGTTGCCGGCGCGTTTAGTTTTCCTTGATAGCGATTTTCTCCGATTTCCGGTAAATTCTGCGCGCTCCCATTTAGCGCTGCTTCCACCCGCTCCATCTTGGTTCGCTCCTTTCTTCGTAGATCGTTAAGTCCCAGTCGAATTTACCCGACCACACAACTTTTTGTCGTCCGGGCGGGATCTTCTTGAAAAATGTCTTTCCCTTTTCCCTGTTATGAAACGCGTTAACTTTTTCTCCGTTTTTTGACACTTTCGTAACGGTCCTCGTGCGGCTGTCTATCTCCAGCCGCTCTCCTTGCTCTAAAACAATGTTGACCAAATAGCTTTTATCTCCGATGATGACTTGAGGGTTTGCAACCGGCCCATAAATTACAAGTGTAAAATTTGCGTCTGTAAAATGAGGGTTTTGGATGTATGTGTTGTTCATGCCATTCGCGTAGCGGCATGGGTAACGCCCGGGGTAGCGTTTATTGTCCGTAGACGATACGCCGTAGCTGTGAAACGTGTACGGGTTTTCTGTGATCCAAAATGGATACGGTGCGTACACATTCATTTTTTTCCTTACGGTGCGTGCTAAATTGCACTCTTCGTATTTTGTTCCTACTATATAGCATTCGATGTATCCCCCTTTGAAGTATAGCTTTCCCGGGGATTTCGCCTGTAAATCTCTTTCTGTGATTCTGTGCAATCTTTCTGCCGA